AGATTTAATTGGAATGAATGGGATATTGATATAGATGGAATTTCTAAACTTGAAGAAAATAGTAAAATGGATTACTAATTTTGTAGAAGATTATTTAAATTGGTGGATTTATGTCTATGTTGAATAGTATTTGGTTTGGTATATTAAAAGGTGATAATTATCACCCCTCAATACGGGGCTTTAGAGAAAAAGCAAAAAAAATGCCACGAAATAGTATCTATCCTTCACCTACAGATGAAAAAGAAGAAGAAACTATAATACCAACTAAGAAACCTCATTGGTCTAGAATACATTTGCCTGACACTAATTATGGAACTATGACGGAAAGAGTGCCTAGACCTGAAGCACGTTCAGACCCTGATAATTCTCTTGAAAACCAAGATTATCCTAATTATGGTAGTAGTAACAAGGCTAACGCAAAACATAAAATTGAAGTTTTTTATTATCATTATAAGAAAAATGCAGGGCATGATAAGGAAACAGGAAAAAATCAACCATATCCATCTCGTGAAACTTTTGAGTTGGCCGGACAACCTATGAGTGAAGATGAATGGAAAGGTAATAAATATGCGTATAGAAATAAAAATCGTAATTACATATGGGCTTTAGAGGAAGTAAAATCAGATTCAAAACATGAGCGTAAAGATGGACAAAAGATACTAGATGATTATCATCCGATTAGTAGGGGTAGAATAGAGGGTGGAGAACACTTTTATTCTTGGGAAGGTCAATTCGCAGATATGAAGAGGGATAGACAATGACAGAAAAAAGAAGATTTAGTGTGGCTAATCTGTTTAGGCGGGCTACACCAACACCTAAAGATGCAAAGGTGTTTAATCCTGGTATTCAGGAAAAAGCCACAGATTATATGATTACGTCTCCTGTGTTGTATCATGTTGCTCAACAATCTGTTATTGTTAGAACTTGCACAACACAATTAAAAAATGAAATATTTAGAAGAGGTTATTTATGGGAAGAAGCATTTGCATATAAATGTGGTGATTGTGGGCATAAACACAAAGAGCCTGTTCCATCTTGCACTCAATGTAAATCTATTAAATTAACTAAACCTGATAGGTCACAATTGAAATACTCTCATAAATTCTTAGAGGGATATATTAATGATTCTGACCAAATGTTTATTGATGTATTAAAAGAACTAGAAGATGACCTTAATATTATGGATGATGCTTATATTATATTAAAGAAAGAATATTATCTTACTAATGATGGAGAAATTAAACTTCATAAAATTAAGGAAATGTATAGGGGCGACCCCGTTACTATGGCTATTTATACAGATGAGAATGGTGAAAAAGGAACACAAGGGTTTACTTGTTTAAATCATAGAAGCCAAATAACAGAAAACCCTGTTGGTATGTGTGATGATTGTGGTTCACCAATGCATCCAATATATTATATAAATAGATGTAATGGAGAAGAACAACATTATATTAAAGGTGAAGTATTACATTTCAGTAAATATAACCCAAGTAGATTATATGGTTTATCACCAGTTCTTACTTTGTGGAATCATATAACAACTTTACTTGCTATGGAAAATTATGTAAATTCTTCATATTCAAAGAGTAGAATGCCGAGAGGACTATTAGCAGTTCAAACTAGAAACATAGAATCTATGAAATCCTTTTGGCGTGGGGTCAAAGAGAAGATGGAACAAGACCCTCACTTTATTCCTGTGATGGGTATTGAAGCAGAAAATGGTAAGGGTTCTATTGAATGGATTAAGTTTATGGATAGCCTAAAAGAGATGGATTATGTTGCTGTTAAAGATGATTTAAGGGATAGAATTTCTGGCTTTTATGGTGTTAGTAAAGTATTTATGTCAGATAATTCTGCTAGTGGTGGATTAAATAATGAGGGCATGCAAATACTTGTTACTAATCGTGCAGTAGAAATGGCCCAAACAATTTATAATAATTATGTATTCCCTTTTATAATGAAAGAATTTGGAATTACAGATTGGGTGTTAAAACTACCACCTTCTGAAGAAGAAGATGAAATATTTAAATTAAGAGTGAGAGAAATGGAAGTTCAAGTAGCGGGTGCAATAAAGAACTTAGGCTTTGAAGTTGCTATGGATGATAAAGGCAGGTTTTCTTATTCTAAAGAAAAACCAGAACCACAAAAACCTACGAAAGAAGGGGGAGAAGTTGAATTAGACCCATACGCAGGAACAAATATAGACCAATCACAATTAGGACAAATGATGGAAGCAGGTAGTAAACCTAGTATGGCAGAAGCAGGGGTTCCTGAAAAAACTAAATCAGAACCTCCAAAAACAAGAAATAAAGGCTCTATGGAAACAGGGCCAGATAAAAGATTTAGTGGCTTACCCACAAAAGCAGGTAATCAAAATGTAGATTCAAGAACCGAAAGGAGGATACCCTGAAATGGCTTGGTTTACTATTATAAAAGGTGGTTTAGACCCAAAAGAAGGAAAACAGGGAAAACATATGACTAAAATGTTTATGTTTCTTCATAGATTCTTTGGTAAGCCTGCTTGGGGGGTTGAAACAACAATTAGTTTTGATAAAGATACTAGAGATTCACCTAGTTTTGATAAATATTACGCCACATTTGAACAATTAAATAGTCCTTTTGTTAGATGGGAAACAGAACGGTTTTTAAGGGAAATAGAATCTATGGAGAGTTGTTATAACTGGGAAAGTATAAATTGGGATGGTGTAGACTTTAAAACTAGAATGCCTGGTGAGCGAATTCCAGGATTAGTGTTTAGTTGGCACAGGCCGTTAAATAATACTATTGTTACTGTAACGTTTGATAAAGAAAGGCACATAAAGGTTAGGGATAATATGTATCGCAATTTGGAGAGCAAGCAACAGAAGAATATGGAAAATAATAAAGGTGTTTACAACGTAAATATAAAACAACCTTTTCGTTTCAGACCACAAAGTAAAGAGGAATTAGAAGTATCTGGGGCTTATAGGGACAGAAATAAAATTGGCGCCGGAGAATATGGAAAATATGAAAGGTGTTTACAACGTAAATATAAAAATATGGAAGAAAAGGTTAAAAGGACAAAAATGTCAGTATATTTTCATAGCGAATAAATGGAGGATAAAATATGACAGATAAAGTAAAAGATTTAGAGAAAAAATTGAAGAAAGCAAGAAATGAGATGAGGAATAGTAATCCTATAAATACCAGCAATAAATTTGATTTTATTGGGGTAGACCCAGATGCAAAGAAAATAGAACGGCCTGCTAGTAGCGATGTTCCCGATTATATCGGCAAACCAAAGAAAAAGGTTAGTAAAAAATTACAAGACAGTTTACCTTATTAGGTGTTAATATGGATTTCTTAGATGGGTTTTTAATTCGCAAAGAAAGATTGAAAGGCAAAAGCGTTCAAGAATTATTTGAAGAAAAATTAAATTCGGATGAATTTAACACCTCATCTGAGTTTAGCACTAAAGAAATAATAGATTTGGTTGATAAAGCAAAAGCAACAACAAAATCACCTATTTTTAATAAAATATACGCAAGAACTTTAGAAGACTCAAATATTAAAAATGAAAGGGGTTTTCTTACTAATCCTAAAATGTCAACAGATGCTCATAATACAATAGGAAGCGAAGATAGTTCTAACATTGATGACATAATAGTAAGTGCATTAAGAGAAATACAAAGAGAGTTTTTATTGAATGAACCAAAAGATGAAACAGAAAAATTATTCTTTCATTTAATTACACAATTTGACAAACCGAAAAAACGCAGAAATGCTCCTACTAGAATAAAAGGAAAAACACAGAACATAATAGTTAGGGTATTACAAAATTTGATTGCTGGACATGATATAAGTGATGAACTTCAAAATATAATGCATGATGAAGGACTAATTAGTTTAAACTTTTTATTACAGTTGCAAGACATTAAAGAAGGAACTACTACTTTAAACCCTGACGTTAATCGTAAATTTGAAAGGAATCCTGAACTGTTAGATAAATTAATTGCTTTAATTGAAGAACTATCTGGTTATTCTTCTCCTAAAAGAAATGATTTAATTGCTGAACTTAAACGTCTACAATCTAAACAATCAGCCGCAGAAGAAATAAGGGTAGGAACAATATTATCAGACACATATAAATATAGTAGGTCTTCCATAAAACAAATGTCTAAATTAAGAAGAAAATTAAATAGATTAGTTGATAATTGGGATAATGTAAAAAACAAGTTTTATTCTAATACTGATATTGTATCAGAAGGAGGAGAAGAAATAATAGAAGAAGTATGGGGAACTAAAGCCTTACAACAGAACCTTGTAGACGAATGGCGGGATGTTGCAAATATGCATGGTATAGAAATTGAAGAACATTTATCAGTAAATATTAAAGAAGAAATAGAAAGATTACTTAAGGCATGGCTTCAAATTGAGGAGATATTAACAGCAGGTGCTAAATTAGAAAGATTAATTAATGAAAAAAATCCACATGAACTTACATTTTTAGATAAGGAATTAGAAACTAGAGTAGAAAAAATAGAAACAGAACTACAATTGATACAAGATGGAACTGAAAATTATGAAGCGTTTAAAGAAGAAATACTCAGAGAGATAAAAGGCGATTTAAATAAAATGTTAAATGTCCAACTTATTAAAGCATATAGCCCTATGTTAGATAAGGCAAGCCCTAAAAAACAAAAAAAGATTAAGAAGGTTTTACAATCCTCTCAACCCTCAGAATATATGGGTCAAGATTTTACTAAGTTAGGAAGTTTATTATCAGAATTACAAGATTTAGATACTAATAAATCCGATAAAAAAATGAGGAAAAAATTTGAGAGTTTTGAAGAAAGGAATTTAAATTTAGTTTCTAGAGCGTCTGAATTAAGGAAAGACTATGAATTATTGTATAGACAACTTAGAGGAATGGTTTATCCTAAGAGTCAGGGAGATTTAGGAGAGGAAAAAGATGAGTAACGAAAAAGAAGAAAAAGAAGAAATGCTAATGTTATTGAAGGCATTAGTAGAAAAAATAAATAGGTTGGAGAATGCGGTGTTTAATGAGGATAATTTATTAATGAAATCAGGATATGTTATTTCTGAAACACCTACACCAATAATTGCTACATCAGTTGATAGTGATGTAGATAAAATTGCTAAGATGGAATGGAGCGAAATTAGCGATATGGTTTCAAAAATAGAAAGCGGTGGTTATTAATGCCAGAAAAAGTAACAAAAGACGAAAAGATAGCAGAATTGCTAAAGAAAGCAACAGAAAAAGCAGTGGAATTAATCGGCAATAAAGATGATTTCAATGAAGATGATTTAACAGGTGAAACTGTTAAGTTAAGTAGGCCAAAGGCACAAAAAGTTCCTGATGCTAAAGGTAGCGATGAAGAAAAGACTAAAATTAGAGATGAGATTGGGGAATAAATATGCCTATATCTGGTGTCTTTGATAAACAAAAAAACTCGCTTGCAAAGCGGGTGCTAGACTTTTATGAAGATGCTAGATATAATTATTTATCTGCAAGAGAAGACTCTAAAACCTATGGTAAAAATTGGAAGAAATCTGTTAAGAAAATAAGAGATGACTTTGATGGATTAAATGAATTCTCAACTGAAATGAAAAAATATTTAGATGAAAAAACAGTCTTTGATGATAATGTGTCGGATGCTTCATCAGTCCAAGCAAGAGAATTATTTAAACAAATTAAAGATTTAAGATTTAATTCTGAAGAACTTAATGACCCGTTTGCTAAACAAATGGGAGAAGATGTAATAGATACTTTATTAGCAGAAGCACATGTATATGCTAAATTTTGTCATTACGCATTAAGAGCACATAGCGGTGCTATACCTGATGAAGCATGGCAACAACATAAATTGCCTCCTGACACAATTACACCTAGCGTAATGGGATTAGATTTAGCCGTTAGTGATATTCCATTATATATTATAGAACACTATGGCGATGATAAGGACACTAAAAGAATTAGACCAAAATTCAAGGCTGCTCTTGAACTCTTAAAAAAGGTGTATATGACTAATAACTCAGAAGAAAATTGGAATAAGTTAATTCAATTAGAAATTAAAAAAAACGATGAGAATGAAGAAAAAGCAGAAATAGATTTTATAGTACCAAATAAACCAATGTATAGAATATTTGAAATAAACGATATAAAAGAACTAAAGGGATTTAGTGGTGACTGGTTAGTTCAAGAAAAATACGATGGTATTAGAATACAAATCCATAAAATGGATGAAAAGGTTAAGATATTTACCTATAACAAAAAAGATATTACAAGCCAATGTAAAAACATTGTAGATAAATTAAAAGCAAAACATTTTGGTGATGTGATTTTAGATGCAGAATTAATATTATATGATAATGATGAACCACTACATAGAGCAGATACAATTGCTCATCTATTCAAAGGAAAATATAAGGGTGCAGAATTAAAGGCAAGGGTCTTTGATATTATGCACCATGAAGATAAAGACATATCTGATTATCCATTAAAAGAAAGAATAAACATAATGTTTTATCAGTTTAGTCAGCATTCTTCAGACGATTTAGGTTTCCCTAATAAAAAGAATTCAAAGATAGCAGATTCTATTAAAGAAGTAGAAAAATATTCAGAAGCAATAATGCAATCTAGAACTTCAGAGGGTGTAGTAATTAAAGATATGGAATCAACTTATTACATAGGAAGCAAGAAAAACCCTAAATGGATTAAATGGAAAAAGTTTGTAGATTTAGATGTTATTGTTTTAGATAAGAAAAAAACAAAGTCTAATTTATATTCATATTCTGTTGGTGTTGGGCCATTAACAGGAGAAGAAACTAGAGAACATAATGTTAAGGAGATTGACGGTAAATCTTATTTGCCTGTAGGTAAAGCATTAAACACGAAACAAAGTGTTGAAGTAGGCTCTATTATAAGAGTAAAGGTCGATGAAGTAAAAAGAAAAGGAAAAGGATATAGTTTATTTTCCGCTAAAGTAATTGAAATACCTGAAGTAGAAACACCTGAAAAATTAATTACTTTAGAATTATTAGCAAAGGATAGTAAGAAATCCCTTGCTTATGATGTTCAAGATGCGTTATTAAAATATACTATAACTGATGGTATTCATGGTAAAGCGGATATTATTTTAAAGGGTGATTATGAAGGGTTTACTATATATGGTTTTAATGGAGATTCTTTAATGGAAAAGAATGCTTTAACAGATATAGATGATTGGAAAGACCAATTAATGGAAATAAATAAAACTAAATCTTCTGAAGCAAGAGGGATTATTAAGAACTTTTTAATTGAAAAAGACCCAAATAAAGATGGTGTGGAAATAGAAGAAATATTTAAATTTATCAAAAAACAAAGACCCGAAGAAACTAATATTTTATGGACTAATCAAATAAATAAATTAAAAAATTGGATGAATGATTATGATGAGTTTATTCCTATTGGTGCTAATAAGTTTACTTACAATGATTCACATATAACAAAAAAAGCACCAAAAGAAGAACATGGGAAGTTTGCATTATATATGAGAAAGGACAAAAACATTAATTTAGTTATTGATTATGAAGATAAAACATTGGCTTGGATTATAAATGTAGAAGACACAGAAGACATTTTTAATTTGTTTGGTAAAGCAGGAAAGTTCCCAGCCGAAATTGCTAATAATATAGATAGAGAAGAATTATTAGATAAGGGCAAGATTGAATTAGGTGTTCAAAGACATGGTTATCATGAATATAGGATAGATGGAAATCGTTTTGATACTAGATTACACTTTAGAGTTGTTCCTGTTAATAAAAAAGATACATGGATAGTATGGACAGGCTATAAACAAGAAATGCTAGATAAGAAAGAAAATGAAGATTTATGGGATATTACCCAAGATAGGTTTAAAAAATTAACCATGCAAATTGAATAATAGGGTGGGGTTGATATAGTGAAAGAAGAAAGAAGAATTATGCAGGCCGACTTAGTTATTAAGTCGGACACAGAAGGCAAGTTTGATATATTAAAGTCAGATGATTTGATAATTGGTGGATATGCGTCTATTGAAGTTGTAGATAAACAAAATGATTTAATTACATTATCTGCATTAGAAGAAGCAGTAGAAAAATATATGGAATCTAAGAAATTTAGAAACGTAATGTCTAATCATTCTAATGTTCAAGTAGGAGAAGTAGTAGATTCTTATAGAGATAAAAATGGATTACTTCATAAAACAGCAGTAGATGATGTAGGTTTTTATGTTGTTATTAAATTAAGAGACGATATAGAAAAAGCAAAAGAAATTTCAAGAGGGATTAGAAAAGGAACTCTCCGTTCATTTAGTATAGGTGGTCAAGCCTTAAGTAAAAGAAAGAAAAATAATGATGAATTAGGTAAATATAACGAAATTGACAAATTAGAACTCCATGAAGTAACAATCTGTGAAAAAGGAATAAACCCAGAAGCAAAGTTTGATATTTTAAAGGAGGAACGTGATACAATGACAGAAAGGTTAGATGAAACGTTAAATGAGATTAACGAGTTGATGAAACAAGTTAATGCTCTAAAGAAGGATGACGCGGAGGAGGAAACAGAAAAGGCTGAGTATATGGATTCTGATGAAGAAGAAATAGGCAAAGATGATTATGAAGCCCCCGAAAGCGATGAAAGCGAATTGGAATTAAGTGAAACGCTTGATGACGAAAGAAAAGGCAGAACTGGCCCTGAAGGGTTTGTTGAAGCCGGTTTAATGGGAGAGGAATCTCAAGGAAAGAAATTACCTCAATCAGCACAAGTTGGCCCATTATACAAGGAATGGACTAATGAGGAATTTTCTACATTAGACCTAACAAATGAAAACGTAGAAAAGGCGTATGAGGCTTTTAAGGCTGAACAGTTGGAAAAGTTAGCATACGATTCATTAAAGAAGAAGTTTGAGTCACGCTTCTCTAATGAAACTTCTATGAGAAAGGCGCATGTTGCTCGTAGTGAGTATGATGCGAAGAATGAGGTTGAAACACTAAGAGAGGAATTCGCTACTCTTAGAAAGAGCCTTCAGACAAAGAATGATGAAATCATTAAGGCACAAACTGTTGAGATTCCATCAATTGATGTAGATAATATGTCATGGGGAGATATACATAACTACATGGCTCAATTTGAGGAATGATGAAATATGGCAAATAACTATATTAAAACAATGAAAGATTTAGAGGCCGCAACCTACGGTGGTAGGGGCGGTATGGGTGGTAATGCTTTGCTTAAATCCGCTGGTGTTGTTGCAGGTTTGCATGGACATCACGATGGAGCAAGTGCTGGTTCTAATTTAGGAACAGGCACAACTGCTGCATCAGGCTTAACTAGCCTTTACAACCTTGTTTATGGAAAAAAGGTTTGGTCTATGCTAAACCAAGAAGTGAATGCTTTGGCTATGTTGGCTAAAAGACCCTATACATCAAGTGGATGGAGAATAATGACTGACCGACCTGCGGGTGGTTCAGCAAGCACATTCTCTACAACATTAGGTGGTGCGGGAACTTCTGCTGCTGCTGAAGGTGGTGCTTCTCCACGAACAGATAAGATTGGTGGTGTTGCTGAGAATGCTAAGTTAGGAACTGATTTAGTTGCACAAGCACCTTCTTACACAACGCTATACACAAGCCCAAAAACAGTGGCTCATATGTTTGAGTTCTCTGAATTGGCTTTAGAAATGGCGAAGATTGATGATGGTGTTGGTGATTTACGCGCTTTAATCCGTGAGGATATGGGCAAGCACCATGCTGAAACACAGAATAAGATGCTATTAATGCCTCTTGAAGCGTATGACCAGACAGAAAACAACAGTGATGGCGGAACAACCGTAAACATGGATAAGAATTATACCTCCTTGTTAAAGATTGTTTCTTCATCACAAGAGTTAGAAGCAATGGTTGATGCATCAATGACTGATGATTCAGCAAGCACAACAGGTGGACTAGTTGCACAGTTTGTAACGCTTTACGGTAATTCAGACCGTCAATTAGTGTCTAACGCATACAATACATCCTTTATGGATGCACAGGTAGATTATGGCGCAGGTTACGCATCAGGAGATGCACGACCATTGACCCTAACTATACTAAACAGTATGTTAAGGCAACTAAGAGAGAATGGAGGAAGCCCAAAGGTTATCCTAACAGGCTATGATACCATTCAGCACTTAGGAGACCTATTACAAAGCCAAGAGAGGTTTTTAGACCGAAAGGAAATTATCCCTACTCATGGCGGCGTTAGAGGTGTAAAGGGTTCAGAAGTAGGTTTCCGTGTGGCGACTTATTATGACATACCCCTTATTCCTTGTAAGGATATGCCCAAAACTGGAAATGGCTCTAATAAACTTAGCGATATGCTTGTCTTAGATACCGACCACTTATGGTTGTCTGTTCTAAAACCAACCCAATACTTTGAGGATGGAATTGATAACGGAAACCCATTTGGTGTAGGAACACTAGGTAATCAAGCAATGTATAGAACAATTGCTGAAACCGGTTGCTCTTTCTTTAAAGGGCAAGGGAAAATTACGAACATAACAAGTGCATGAGGTGATTAAGTATGGCTTTAGCATATACGGTAACACTTTTGGCTGACCATAAGGGTATGACTACACCAAGAGTTCATGGTGATGAATACTTTGTGGATGCCTTAGTAGATGTAACATCAATAGTAGCGGCAGGTTCAGTAATACCTGCTTCTGCTTTTGGTTTAAGTAGAATCAATACTGTATTGATTACAGGTTCTGATAATGCTAATGCAGTGTTACCTTCAGTGGAAACAACTGCGGCGGGTGCTTATGAGAGTGGAACTTCTTTCGCTCTTATGTTTACCTCATTAGATGGAACAAATGCTACTTTGGCTAACGATGCTAATGGCGGAAGCACTAGAGTTCGTGTTTACGGCATACTCTGATTATTCAGAGATAACGTGGGTTCTGTCTCCTTGCAATAGCAGGGAGGCGGAACTCACAACATTAGGTGATTAATAATGGCAAAATTAACTTATTTAGGAATTGAGCGCAAACGCTCTTTAATTAAAAGAATGTCTATTGGAGCAGGAGAAACCATAGACATTAATCCGATTCACGCTTTAACATATTTAGGTGATGATGATTTCAAAATACTATTTGAAAAGTCAGACAAAGAAGCATTAGAAAATTGTAGTGATGGTCAACAAAAGAGATTAATTCATGAATTTAATTGTAAAAACTTAAAGGAAGTTTTAAATACAATGTATCCAAAATCAAAACCATCAGTTTTTAAACAAAAAGAAACAAAGAAAACTACGGTGGTTAAACCAATTAAAAAAATAGAAAAGAAAGAAAAGCCTGTAGTAATCCCAACGAAAACGGCTTTTGCTACGGAAGATTGATATACCCAACCGATGTGAAGGATATTAGGAGGAACTGATATGGGAAGTAGTAGTGTATGCACAAAAACACACGCTTTTTCATCTAACGCATCTGATGCTACAATAGATGGAACAGCAGGAAGACAACAAAAACAATTATTTATTGGGAGACAAAAAATACAGTCTTTAAAAGTAAGTAACAATCAAACAACCGCTATGACTATTGATTTTTATGATGGCGAAGGCGTATCAGCATTTAATGGAAAATTAATCCATAGAGTGCATGTTGGTGCAGTTAGAGAAAATTTAGATTTTGATATGCATGGTTGTGTTGTAAATAGTGGATTATATGTTCTAGTTAGTGGGGCAGGAACTAAAGTAAATGTATCAGTTTCTGCTCAATATAATTAGGTGAAATAATGCCGGCATTGGAAAAAGACACAAAATTAGTAATGACAATATTGTTCGTAGGAGCAATATGTGGCGTAAATGTATTCTTTTACGCCGAGTTCGGCCATTTGTTGGCCTTCTCAGCCTACTCACATGCAGTAGTTTTCTCATTAATGACTATTGGTGGGATATTAGTAATGAAAGCAATATTTGACTTAGCATTAAATGATTATATAGAAATGACCTTATTAGATAGGAGAATTTCTGCCTATTGGGCACGAAGACAAAAAGACGAAAAGCAAAGAGAAAGAATCAGGCAAAGTCTTCAACAATATAATCAACAATGGGGCATGAATCCTCAAGGAAATGCCTTTTTAAGTGCTGCTCCTCAATCTCAACCAAAAGAACCAGTTGAGACACCTTTCTTTGAATTTCCTAAAATACAGTGAGGAATTAGATGCTAGAACAAGTATTAATGGGATTTGATGAAACCACTTTAGCATATGACTTACAACGTGCTCATTCTGCTGATGTATGGTTTTTAAGGGCTAGGTTCTTCATTTGGGGAACTGTGGCTACCATAAGTTCTTTTTTATTAGGACAACTCTTAACCATATTTGGTGTTAATGTTGTATTATCATCATGGGAGGGTTTTTGGAATTTTATCTATACCTATGTCTGAGGGAATATTATGTCCTTGATGACAGGCTTTGTTATTGTTGTAATGGAACAAATAGGATTATTTTGGAAAAAAATGAACCCTCATCCTTTTGGTGTATATGGAGCAACACAAGTAGGTAAAACAACATTACATCACCAATTAAGAACAAGAGGAGATGTACCACAAATTAAAAATAGAACTAAGGGTAGGGAAAAAGCAACAAGAAAAACAATTAAAATAGATGGAGATACCCACACAATAAGAACAGCAGATGTAGGAGGAGAATCGCTTTATTGGGGAGAATGGCTACACGACATGAAAAAAAGAAAAGTAGAATACATTATTTTTATGATTGATGATAGACATTTAGCAAAACATATAGATATAGAACAACAATTATGTTGGAAGTTTTTAGTGGATACAATAATTTCGCCTTATTGGGATATGATTAATAAAAGACAAAAAAAACATAGAAATGATTATCCAAAGGGAATAGGCATATGGGCAAATAAATTTGATTTATGGAAAGATACATATTCTTATAAAGATATACAAAGCCATCCAATTTTTGGAACATTTGAAGATGGACTACAAAAATTAAATGATAAAGGAATACCTACACATAAATATATAGTTAGTGCAAAATCAGATTCAGAAATGGTTTATAGAGGAATCACAACAATGATAGAAGATTATTAGGAGAAGATAAAATGAAAAAAATAAGTTATTTTAAAAATTGTTCAGGCAGTATACTGTGTGAATTATATGAGCATAAATGTTGGTGTTTAGAATGAGTATGCAGTTTAACCCACCTAGTTTAATTGGTGCAACTAATGCTAGTGTTGCAAGTTCTTTTTTACCACCATTAAAATATGCAAGAGCACCTGGCTCTATTATAAAATATGAATATAAAAGCAGCAAACAAAAAAAACAATTAAAAGAAATGATTAAAGTCCTTTGGCCTGAAAAAAAGACATTTTTAAAGATGCCATTTGGTTTTAAGTTTAATACTAAAGATAGATGTGTTGTATGTGGAACTCATAAAATATGGGATTATTCAGACCCTGCT